ACTGATACTATCGCTTATACTGCACATGGGTTGAATGCTGGTGATGTGCTTGTGTATAACAATGGTGGTGGTACTTCTGCTACTGGTTTAACTTCTGGAACTACATACTATGTTATCGCTTCTGGTTTAACTGCAAATGCATTCAAAGTTTCTGCCACTGATGGTGGTACAACTGTTGATATTACTGGTACTGGTAACAACGCACAATACTTTGAAATCTTTGCTGTAGCAAATCAGGCAACTGCTGTTGCTGATCTAGGATTTAGTTCTAGTGGCATGTCTGCTACTCACGCTGGTTGGGTTCTTCGTACTGTTGGTACTGGTGGTCGTGCTGGTCGTGTTCAGACAGAAACATTAGTTGCCATGGGTTCTATGTCTTCTGATGCTTCTGACGATACAGTCCTACCAGACGCATAATAAATAATAATACCTAGAACGAGAAGGGGTTGTTACAAACCCCTTCACTCTACATTTTAATAGGAGAGCCAAATGGCAGATCAAAAGATATCCGAATTATCCGCAGCAACCTCTGCTGCATCAGCAGACTTACTGAACATCGTACAAGGTGGTTCAAATAAGAAACTAACAGTTGCTAATTTCTTAGCAAACTTAAACTCCCCAGTTGTTATCAACGAAAATGGTGCTGACCAAGACACACGCATTGAAGGTGACAACGACGCTAACTTAATTTATGCCGATGCAGGTAATGATAAGGTTGGTATTGGTATTGCTACTCCAGCAGAAAAACTAGATGTTGCTGGTAATCTAGCAATTTCCAATGGTTTCCTACGACTAAGCGCAACTGCACAATCACTAAGTGGTTCTGGTTCTTTAGTTGTTAATACATCTGCAGCAATTACTCATATTACCACTACTGGATCAGCAGCACTATCATTTGCTGATGGTGTAGCAGGACAAGAGAAAACTATTGTTATGATTACTGATGGTGGTGATGCAGTTCTTACTCCAGCATCTAAATCTGGATTCACAACTATTACCTTTAATGATGTTGGTGATACTGTTCGTTTATTATTCACCAATAGCAAATGGCATATTATTGGTTCTTATGGTGTTACTGTTGCCTAATTAAAGGTTGAATTATGATTGATGTGAATAAAAATGATTCAAGAAAAACTAAATGAATCTAACTTCTTGCTCTATGCAATGCATCACTATGATAATCCACAGTGTAACAGCGTACAAGAGTTTGAAGAAGATTTAAAGAAGTTTTTATATCTAAAGAAATTATTTTCAAGATATAAAAACAATGGCGAGTTGCGAGAGCGACTTATATTAAATCATATTATTGTGCTTTATAATATTTTTGGCGATACTGCAACAAGAATGTTATTTCACAAGATAGATGAAAGTTGCTGGGATGCTCTAGTAACTTTCTTAGTTTATCTTGAAAGGATGCCTGAGAAGGTATCTGAATATGGAATTGTTTTATCTGATATGATATTAGATGAAACAATTATCCATGCTTTAAGGAAAATCTAATGGCAAGGTTAGTTGACAATTTAATAGCATTTAAGATCTTAAAAATGTTGGTAACACCATTTGATGAGACAGATGCATATCACCTTGGCATTGTTGATGCTCAGGGTAAGACTATCCGCAAAAGTAGTACATTGACTACCAATGCCGAGAAGGATTCTTATAATTATCTAACTCGTCTAATATTTGGATTAAAGAAAATTATCAATAAACTTCCAGGTGGCGAGAGCAGAATGAAATCTCTTATCGCTGCATTGTGGTTAGTTAAAGAACAGTACCAAACAAATGGTAAATTAACAAACGCAGTGTTGGAAGAAAGATTTGTCGAACTTCTTAAAATGATGGATAATAAAGTGTCTCTTGTTGAAGAAGAAATTCTAGTTAAAAAGTTTCTATCAGAAGATGCACCTGCCAATGCTACTGGTGCAGCTGTATCTACAGACCAACCAAAGATTGATATAAAAGCTGCAAAAAAATACAAACAAGGTAATTTGTCACTGGCATCAATGGTTCGTAGACCAAAACCAGTTGAGATCAAGTAAATGTGGATGCTAGCATTTATCCCTGATGCATTCCTAGCGTGGGTAATTAATACTATCCTTATCGCTGGCATCATCGGACTTGCTGCATCATTTTTCTTTGGGTATGTAGTTCGTTTATTACCAGCTATTGCTCCATATCACTTACTCTTAAAAATAGTAAGCATTGTTCTTCTTGTTTCTGGTGTTTACTTTAAGGGTGGATACTCTGTTGAAATGAGTTGGCGTAATCGTGTCGCTGAATTAGAAGCGCAAGTGGCGAAGTCAGAAAAGAAGTCTAAAGAAGTTAATGAAAAGATCGTGACTGTTTACAAAGACAAGATTAAAGTTGTGAAAGAAACACAAATAGTCGTACAAGAAAAGATTAAAACAGTTGAGGTCGAAATTGATTCACAGTGCAAAATTACTGATGACACAATTAATATCCTCAATGAAGCTGCTGTAATTATAAATAAATGAGTAAATTTCTTTTAATACTACCTATTATTTTATTAACTGGATGTTTAGCTACTCCAGTGAAAAGAAACTTTCCAGAAGTTCCTAAAGAACTATTGGAAGCATGTCCTAACTTAAAACTAACTCAGCCAACTGAAAAATTATCTGAAGTATTAAAAGTTGTTACTGAAAATTATGGACAATATCATGAATGTCGTTTGAAAGTGGATACATGGGCTGATTGGTATAAAAACCAAAAACAAATTTTCGAGAGTGTCAAATGATTGAATCAGAGAGAATAGCCAAATTGGAAGCCCAAGTAGAAGCAATTAAGGAAGATGTTACCGAAGTGAAGCACGATATCAAAGAGATTCACTCTCGTATCACTACAAGTAACAGAGAGATCGTTGATAAGATTGACGATATGCAAACACGGCTAGAGCACAAGATGCAAGCAAATGCAAAGATATCTCAAGACCAACACGCTGAGATTAAAAGAGATGTTGTTCAAGATTTGGAAAAGATGAATAGCCGAGTGTCTGCACTTGAACAATGGAAGTGGTATGTTATTGGTGGTGCTGGAGTTGCAGGCTTTCTTCTTGGACATGTCAACGAGATTGCAAAGTACATAAAATAAAACTTGCTTTGTAATGGTGGTTGGGGTATAATAGTATCCTAACCTGTGGAGTTTGTAATGTTATACATTGATACGAAGTATGCCAGTATGCTTGGCGCACGACTTCGAAATTTCAAACAAAAGAATGATTATCTCTGGAACTATTCTTGTCCAGTATGCGGTGACTCATCTAAAAATAAGTTAAAGGCTCGTGGTTACATCTATCGTGCCAAACAAGACTTATTCTGCAAATGCCATAACTGTGGTTATTCCACTAACATCGGCAATCTAATCAAGTATGTTGATACTCGTCTCTATGATGAGTATGTGCTTGAACGATACACATCTGGCGCAACCAGATACAACTCCCACAAAGATGTAGAATCTATTCTTCCAGAACCAGTCTTACAAGACTTGTTAGAAGATGACATTCTTTCTCCACTGTCTCGGATAGATACGCTAGATATAACTCACCCTGCTGTTCAGTATGTTGTAAAACGAAAGATACCTCGTAACAGATGGCATCTTCTTTATTTTGCTCCAAGGTTTAAAACATTCGTGAACTCTGTTTCACCAAAGTTCCAAGAACCAATTGTAGATGAACATCCAAGGATGGTTATACCTTATTTTACTAATGCTGGTAAATGTTTTGCGTTTCAAGGTAGAGCATACGGTAGCGAGGATCCTAAGTATTTTACCATCAAGGTAGATGATAATGAGGAAAAGATTTATGGACTTGACAGAATCGACTTCGGAAGAAGGATATATGTGGTGGAGGGACCAATTGACTCTTTATTTCTTGACAACGCAATCGCTGTATCAGGAAGCAGTTTTGATACCCCTACTATTCGCCAGTTGTTATCTAACGCAACGATTGTGATGGACAATGAACCACGCAATAAAGAGATCGTGAAACAACTTGAAAAGTACATTGAATTAGGATATAGTGTTTGTATGTATCCAGATTCAGTTAAAGAAAAAGATATTAATGATATGATTTTACATGGTGGAATGAATCCAGAAGAAATCACAGAACTAATAAATACAAACACCCACACTGGTATGGAAGCAAAATTGAAATTTAGTACATGGAAGAAAATATGAATGTTAGAATGATTAGTTATAGCAAACCCAGTCCAGAGATGTACGATGAGGGTCTATTAGATGTACAGGAATTAATAGCGTTTTGTGCAAGAGTGAGTAATCCTTCTAATCAGTTCAACACAGAGACATCAGAGAAGTTAATTAAGTATTTAATTAAACACCAGCATTGGTCACCATTAGAAATGGTCAGTGCTTGTTTAGAAATTGAAACTACTCGTGATATAGCAAGACAAATCTTGCGTCATCGTTCTTTCTCATTTCAAGAATTCAGTCAGCGATATGCTGATCCAACAAAAGACTTATCTTTCGTTCTTAGGGAAGCCCGACTTCAAGATACGAAGAATAGACAGAACTCTGTAGATTTAGATTTGAGTGTCGATGAACATAGACAAATTGCTTATCAATGGGAAAATTTACAGCGTGACTTAATTCAAAGAACAAGAGATGTATATGCTTGGGCAGTACACAAAGGTATTGCCAAAGAGCAAGCAAGAGCAGTACTCCCAGAAGGACTAACTGTTTCTCGTTTATACATGAATGGTACATTGCGTAGTTGGATCCACTTTATAGAACTGCGTTCTGCTAATGGTACACAAAAGGAACACCAAGAAGTCGCACGAGAGTGTGCAAAGGTTATTGCTGAGGTATTTCCTCTAGCAAATGAATTAGTAAAATTATAAAAATATTGGGGCAAAAATATGCAAGAGACTGTGCATGGCATTAAAGTTGATTACACTCGTGATAATTTGTTTGACGAGTTAGGTAGAATTAGATTAAAAGAAAGTTATATGAAGGATGATGAAGTGAGTCCACAAGAAAGATTCGCTTTTGTTTCGAGTAAATTTGGGAGCAATCCAGAACATGCACAGAGATTATACGAATACAGCAGCAAACATTGGTTGTCTTATTCCACACCCATTCTCTCTTTTGGTCGCAGTAAGCGTGGCTTGCCTATATCATGTTTCCTTAATTATATTGAAGATACAGCGGAGGGTCTAGTTGATAATCTATCTGAAACAAATTGGCTTAGTATGTTGGGTGGTGGTGTTGGGATTGGCTTTGGTATTCGTTCGGCTGATGATAAAAGTACTGGCGTTATGCCTCACCTCAAAATGTATGACGCATCTAGTTTGGCATACCGTCAGGGTCGCACCCGTCGTGGCAGTTATGCTGCTTACTTGTCTATTGATCACCCAGACATCATCAACTTTTTAGAGATGCGTAAGCCAACAGGCGATCAAAACATGCGTACTCTAAACATGCATCATGGGATTAACATTCCAGATGCGTTTATGGAACTCATTGAACAGTCTATGATTGATCCAGAGTTTGATGACTCTTGGAAATTAGTGGATCCTGCTTCTAATGAAGTTCGTGAAACTGTATCCGCAAAAGAATTATGGCAACGAATCCTTGAGATGCGTATGATGACAGGTGAACCATACTTGCATTTTATCGATGAATCAAATCGTCAGATGCCACAACACTTGAAAGATCTTGGTTTAAAGATTAATCAATCAAATCTTTGCTCTGAGATTATTTTACCAACAAATGAGAAACGAACAGCAGTATGTTGTTTATCATCCTTGAACTTGGAGTATTATGATGAGTGGAAAGACGAACCACAATTCCTTCGGGATGTTGCAGAAATGCTTGACAATGTTCTTCAGTATTTTATTGATCATGCTCCTTCCACTATTAAGCGTGCAAAGTACTCAGCAACTCGTGAAAGAAGTATCGGTGTTGGTGCGTTAGGTTGGCATGCATACCTACAGAAGAATAACCTACCATGGGAATCATCATTGGCAGTTGGTAGAAACAAAAACATCTTTAAAAATATAAGAGAGAAATTAGATGTCGCTAATAAAGAATTGGGATTGGAAAGAGGTGAAGCACCTGATGCAGTGGGTACTGGGAATCGCTTTAGTCATCTTATGGCTATTGCTCCCAATGCTTCTTCTTCCATTCTTATGGGCAACACTAGTCCTAGTATTGAACCTTATCGTGCCAATGCTTATCGCCAAGACACTCTATCGGGTTCTCACTTAAATAAAAATAAGTATCTTGATAAGGTCGTCACTGATTATGTTATCTCAAACCCTAAAGCAGATGCGCAAGAAATATGGAGTTCGATTATTGCGAATGATGGTTCAGTTCAGCACTTGGATTGGATGGACGACTGGTCAAAAGATGTTTTCAAAACTTCTATGGAAATCGACCAGCGTTGGGTCATTCAACACGCTTCCGACAGGCAACAATATATCGATCAAGCGCAATCGTTGAATGTATTCTTTAGACCAGACAGTCATATCAAATATATTCATGCTGTGCATTTCCAAGCATGGAAGTCTGGATTGAAGACTATGTACTACTGCCGTAGTGATAAGATCGCCAAAGCAGACAAGGTGTCAAAACGAATTGAGCGAGATATTATTAAGGAAATCAACCTTCATGATTTGGCAGAAGGTAATGAATGTTTGGCATGTGAGGGGTAATGGCACATATCGTTGCTAACCTTCCACCTGTTAAGTGTTTTGTTCGCAAAGAGTTTCTCTATGACTTTGAGAAAGGTCATGGAGAACTTGAACCTTGTTGGTGGATAAGTATCAAGTCATTACGAGGACAAGCATTTCGTATTGAGTCATACTTAAACAATTATGGTGCATTGTATGACAAACTACCACTGCACGCATATTGCTGGAAACCAATTGAAGGTGAACCATTACCACTAGATTATCTTCAGTTGTGGGATTGTCTTTCATATGATATTACTGTGATTAAAAAAGCACAACTGCAGTCAATGCGTTGTAAATTTAAATTAAAGAATGGAGATTGGCAGTATGGTGTTTATCTTTTTACAGTTGATTCTGCTCATCCTGATTTTAACATTCTTGATACAGGGTTTTCTGAAGATGTCGAAGACCACAAGTCTTATAATTTCATTCAGTGTGATAATGGGCAGTTTGCTGCTCAGCCAAATAATCGTTTAATTATATTAGAACCAAGCAGTAACCCGAAACAATTAAAACATCCAGACTTTAAAGTTGCCATGAAAAGATGGTCTGTAGAATCAGACTCAAAGTGGGCACTGGGTGAAACTAACACAGTAATGTACGAGGAATAAAATGATAACTAAAACAAAAACAAGATTAACGGATACAAGAGATTCCTTTAAACCATTCAACTATCCATGGGCATATGATGCTTGGTTGAAGCATGAGCAAGCACATTGGCTCCATTCAGAAGTACCAATGGCAGAAGATGTTAAAGACTGGAAAAAGAAACTAACAAATGAAGAAAAAACTTTTCTTACGAACATCTTCCGATTCTTTACTCAAGGAGACATTGATGTTGCTGGTGGTTATGTTAATAATTATCTGCCTCATTTCCCTCAACCTGAAGTGAGAATGATGCTAATGGGTTTTGCTGCAAGAGAAGCATTACACATTGCTGCATACTCTCATCTAATTGAAACATTGGGTTTACCAGAATCAACTTACAATCAATTCTTAGAGTATCAGGAGATGAAAGATAAGCATGATTATGTACTTGATCTTTCTAGTCGCAATGGTACTGTCGCTAGTACTGCTGAGCATATTGCTGTTTTCAGTGCCTTCACTGAAGGTATGCAATTGTTCTCTTCATTCATTATGTTGTTGAACTTTCCTCGTCATGGCATGATGAAAGGTATGGGGCAAATTGTTACTTGGTCTATTGCTGATGAAACAATCCATGCTGAGTCAATGATTAAGTTGTTCCGTGAGTATATTAAAGAGAATCCAGAGATTTGGAATGACGAACTAAAAGGTAAAATATATTCTATCGCTGAGAAGATGGTAGAGTTAGAAGATAAGTTTATTGACCTCTGCTATCAAGGTGCTGATATGCGGGAACTGTCTGCAGAAGATGTTAAGAAATATATTCGTTACATTGCAGATCGTCGTCTAATCTCACTTGGTATGAAGGGTATCTTTAAAGTTAAAAAGAATCCACTACCATGGGTCGAAGAAATGATCAATGCACCAGTACACGGAAACTTCTTTGAGAATCGTGTCACTGATTACGCTAAGGGTGCTTTGTCTGGCACTTGGGGTGATGTATGGGGTAAAGCAGCGTGATAGAATTAATCTATCTGTTGATTATGACGCACATTACCATTGTGTGCGTCACTCTATATCTCCATAGAGGACAGACACACAGAGGAATAACTTTTCATCCAGCAGTTGCTCACTTTATGCGTTTCTGGTTATGGCTAACAACAGGAATGGTCACTAAACAGTGGGTGGCTATTCACCGTAAACATCACCAGAACTCTGATAAAGAAGGTGACCCACATTCACCTCATGTGTATGGTATTTGGAGAGTGGTGTTCGGTGGTGCTTTACTTTACCACGAAGCCAGTAAAAATAAAGCCATGGTTGATCAATACGGAGTTGGAACTCCAGATGATTGGATGGAAAATAACATCTACACTAAACATAGCAGAGCAGGTATCATGATTATGTTAGCCATCAATATTATTTTGTTCGGTTGGATTGGTCTGCTTCTATGGGGTATTCAAATGATATGGATTCCATTTTGGGCAGCAGGTATCGTTAATGGTGTTGGTCATTGGTTTGGTTATAGAAATACTGATACCAAAGATCGTTCAAAGAACATATCAATATTTGGTATTATTATTGGTGGTGAAGAACTACACAATAATCACCACGCTGAACCAGCAAATCCTAAATTAAGCAGACGATGGTTTGAATTTGATATTGGATGGATGTGGTTCACAGTACTACAAAAACTAAAACTAGCCGAGACTAAACAATGACAACTAAGATTTTTGAATGCAATGAATGTCAGGCGAGAGGTAAGATTATACTCAAGTCAGAAGAACGATTGGAAGATATCGTTTACTGTCCTGTGTGCTCTGCTGATATTTACGAAGAAGACGATTACGAAGAGGAAGAATAAATAGTAGTTTACACTACTGATTATTCTAATGTGGATTTATAATAACGAGATTATTGAAGAATTACCTGATGACTGTGTTGGCTTTGTTTATTTAATTACGAACAAAGCCAGTAGTCGCATGTATGTGGGTAAGAAGTTATCCAAGTTTTCCAAAACTACATACAAAATGGTAAAGCAGAAAAACGGAACTAAAAAGCGAAAAAAGATCCGTAGTAAAATAGACTCTGATTGGATGGAGTACTATGGTTCAAGTATCGAACTAAATAAAGATGTGGAGTCTCTCGGAAAGGACAACTTCCTTCGTGAGATTCTTTTCTTTTGTAAATCCAAAGCTGAGTGTTCTTACATAGAAGCACGAGAACAGTTTGCACGAAAAGTGTTGGAGACAGACGACTACTACAATGGACAGATTTCTGTTCGAGTCCATGGCTCTCATATTAAGAACAAACTATGACATACTTACTTTTTGCAGTTGCACTATCGTTGTCGGCTCTTGCTGCATATTATGCAGTGATGGGGCTTGTTGCAATCTTTGCTGCAGCAGTAATACCAATTGCTCTTATGGGTTCTTTGCTTGAGGCATCGAAACTCGTAGTTGCATCATGGCTTTATCGAAATTGGAAAGAAATTCCAACTTTGATGAAGTCATACTTTGTAGTTGCCCTAGTTGTCTTAATGATGCTGACATCAATGGGTATTTTTGGATTCTTATCAAAAGCACATTTGGATCAAGCAATTCCCACGGGAGATGTTCAGTCTAAATTAGCATTACTTGATGAGAAGATTAAAACAGAAAAGGAAAATATCAATGCAAGTCGTAAAGAACTTACTCAACTCGATGCTCAAGTTGATCAAACCATCGCAAGAACTACCGAAGCCAGTGGAGCAGACAGAGCCATTGCCATCCGTAGAGGACAGCAAAAAGACAGAGCCAGAATCCTCAACGAAATCGGTACAGCGCAAGCCAAGATCGCAAAACTCAACGAAGAGCGTGCGCCAATCGCCAGCGAAGTCCGTAAAGTCGAAGCAGAAGTTGGACCAATAAAGTACATTGCTGCATTGATATATGGTGACGAAAGTGCGAACGATACAACCATGCTTGAGAAAGCAGTTCGTATCGTCACCATTCTCATTGTTATCGTATTTGACCCACTAGCAGTTCTTTTGTTAATCGCAGCAAACTGGAATCTTAAACATACTGGTGGAAGAAAGTGGAATGAATTCTTTGAGAAGCCACCTACTGAAGACTTTCCAGAAAAAAATGAAGTTAGACTTAATGACGAAATAAAATTCAAAGAGCCAAGCACAACTCCTGTGTTTGATCATATGACAGTTCATCTGACAAAAGAAGAAATTAAACCAGTCGAAGAACAAGAAACGACAGTCGTTCCAGAAGAAATTAAAAAAGAAGTAAATGAGTTACTTGATTCTGAAATTCCAGTAATTGAAGTTGACGAATTGAATAAAGAATGGGAACCAGAACTATATAACCGAAAAGAAGTTGGTCGTTATATGAAAGAAACTGGTAAATCATCATCGAAATCACAATCGTTCCTAAACAAGGTTCAGAGTGTGTTTTCATCCCCTAGTGTAAAAACTATCGAAAAAGAAGTAGAAGAACTGCAAGATAAAAATCCTAAATAATTTGTAATATTGCAATAGTTTTAGGAGAATGCAGTGGATCCCATCACTATTGGGCTGGCATTTACTGCTGCTCAATCAGCTGTCAGCCACATCAAACAAGCCATAGCACTAGGTAAAGACATAAACAGTCTAGTAGGGCAGTTTAGTAAGTTTTTTGACTCCTCAGATTCTATCCATCGTGAACGAACAAAATTAAAAGCCAAGGGTGATCTACTAGGCAAAACAGACGCAGAGTTAGGAAAAGAAGCCTTACAAATCGCTATGCATAGCGATGCGTTACGACAAGCAGAGCGTGAACTAAAAGACATGATTATTTGGCAATTGGGTAAGCCAGAAATCTGGGAACAGATGATTAAGGAACGCACTAGACTTTTCAAAGCCCGTGCAGAAGCAGAACATGAAGAAGCAAAGCGTGCATTAGCGCATAAGAAAAAGATGGCAGATCAGTTTATATTTGCCATGTATTTTATTGCAGGCTCGGTTATTTTATTTGCCATGGCTATGGGTGGTGTTGCTATTTACGGACAAATGGAAGAAAAGAGAATTTATGAAGAGAAGGTTGCCAAGAGACTCCTAATTATCCGTCAGCAACAAAAAGAGCGTGATGCTCGTGAAAAAAAAGAGCGTGAAGATTACGCTAAAAATTAAAGGATAAGTCGTGTACTTTAACATAATCATTACAACAAATGATCTAATATTCTTGTTATGTATGATACCATTTTTAATGGTTTTTGGTGTTATGTTTAAAGATTGGTATAATGACAAAGACCGATACTAGCGCATTATGTTTGAATGGGTTTTAGTTTTAGCTCTAGCCAAAGAACCAGATATTAAAAGATGGCCAGAGTGGGAGTGTGTGCGATGGACATGGTCAGGAGATGTGTATAATCGCAGAGTAGTTTGTTTGGAGTGGAGAAAAAGGAAATAGATGGATCCCTTAACACTCTTTGCTCTGGCAAATGGCGCAGTTTCTGCGATTAAAGCTGGATGTAAATTATACAAAGATATCAAAGGTGCAGCTGGAGATATAAAGGATGTGCTCAAGGATCTAGATGAGCAGTTTCATGACATGTATGTAGGTAAGGGAAAGACACCACCACCTGCTGCAGTCAAACAACTTAATGAAGAAAAAGCCAGAGTAAAAGAATTAAACAAGAAAGATTCGGGTGATGTTTATTTTGAATTGGGTCATCATCTTGGTGCTTTCTTTGACAATCAAGCAAAGTGTATAGCAGTATTTGAAGCAGAAGAAAAACGATCATATGATTTGTACACTGGTGATGTTTCCGTAGGTAGTCGTGCTCTACAAAGAGTGTTGATGAAAAAGAAACTTGAGCAGATGGAAGTTGAGTTGCGTGAGGTAATGATATATCAGAGTCCACCTGAGTTGGGTGCACTATGGACAGAAGTGTTGCAGCAGTCTAAGATAATAAATGCAAGACAATCAATCGCATTAAAGAAACAAATTGAAGCGCAACATAAAGAAGATATTAAACACGCTAGGTTTATGAGAAATTTGTATACATGCACTTGGTGGATAAGTGGATTTATAGCAATATTACTATTAACTTTTGTTCTAATGGTATTTGTTGCTGAAGATAGAATGAAAAAGTATCCTCAGTTGGGATATGAATTGTTTCCAAAGACTGAGAAACAAAGAAAAGAAGAAGCACAACCTAAACAATATATTGGAAGATAAAATGCTTGAAACAGCAAAAACTGCTTCAACTACGCTAAAAGAAGCACAGAAAATAGGTAAAGAACTTGGTTCTGTAGTTTCTGACCAACAAGCTGATATGGAAGCCACTGTACAAAAAGAACACAAGGCTCGTGTTACAGCAAAGTTAGCTGAGGCTGCTCGTAAAGCATCACTAGAAGTTAGAGCAGTTGAGAAATTTGAATCTAAATTTAGACATGAACAAGAACTCGCTAAATTAAAAGCTGACACTATTCGTAAGTATGGAAAAGATGCTTGGAATAAAGTTGAAGCAGAAAAAAGTATAATGGAAAAAGAGCGTCAAGCAGAATTAACAGCAATGGATATAGACAGACATAAACAAATTGATCTTTTTTGTTGGTGTTTAACTGCTGCTGCATTTATTACATATTTTTTAAAGTTGTACAAGATATGAGACTGGCGCAGATCGTTTTAATTTTAACTATTACAGTTATCACATTTTTGATATGGGCAGAACATCAAATTAAAGTTATTCACTAAGGATTGTTATGAAAGCATTAGGATTATTACTGTTTACTTTTTCGCTGAGTGTATATGCACAGCCATTTACATACAACTATCAAGTAACCTGTGGTCCAGTTATGCCAATAATAGAATTTCTTTCTAAGACTCAAAGAGAAGAATTAACTTGGTCAGGTTTAGATATATCAGATGGTTCAGTATATTCTTTATGGCAAGACAATCAAGGTAACTGGACACTGCTAAAAAAGAATAAAGAAATTGCTTGTGTTATAGGTTCTGGTACTTCTGGCACAAAAACTATATGATACCACAATTAATAAGGAGATCAAATGGCAGAAGAAAAACAACTATCTCGTTCAGAGCGAGAAGCACAAATTAAAGACAAAGCAGGTATTGTTATTTGTATTTTAGCAGCATTGCTGGCAATCAATACTTTGGTTGGTGGTTCTAATTCTAGTAAAATTCTAAATAATACAATAGAAGCGAACAATACATGGGCATTCTTTCAAGCCAAGTCTATTAAGCAGTCACTTGCTGAAGGTCAATTAGAAAATGCTAAAGATCCTAAAAAGATTAGAGAATTAACAGCTAAAATTGAACGCTATGAATCTGATCCTAAAACAGGTGAAGGTAAAAAAGAATTGATGGTAAAGGCAAAAGCATTAGAAGATGAGAGATCAGTTGCTAGAACAAAATCTCCTTGGTATACCTATGCTGGGTCTTTGTTTCAAATCGCAATTGTTTTACTAACAGCATCAATCTTAGCAGTAAATAATAGATTGTATTCTGCTAGTAAAGCAGTGGGTATTATTGCTGCGATAATGATGTCTCAAGCAATATGGTTGTGGATTCCAATAACAATATAATAAACGGAGTTTCTCATGGCAGAAGAAATTAAAAAAGAAGAAGATTGGATGCAGAAGAGATGGCGTCCAGCCATGGGTTGGATGTATATGGTTGTGTGTATATGCGACTTTGTATTATTTCCTGTTCTATGGGCTATGTTACACGCAGTATTACACACAGCAAACATGTCACAATGGAATCCGCTAACACTTCAAGGTGCTGGTTTATTTCATCTTGCCATGGGTGCTGTTCTGGGTATAGCTGCATTTGGTCGCACACAAGAAAAAATAAATGGTGCAAATATTAGCGGAATGCAACCTGTCGCACAAAGCGTCATGACAACATACACTACACCGCCAACATACAGCACACCACCAATCAGACCAATACCAAGACCACTAGTATCAGAGTTGGAAGCAGGTGATCCACCAACACGCAACACTCGTAACGACTAAGGATATTATGTATCAATATAAATGTAAGATTATTAAAGTTCTTGATGGCGACACAGTTGACATCGATTTAGATTTAGGATTCAACATTATCCTTACTAGTCAAAGAGTTCGCATGGCTGGTATCGATACTCCAGAATCACGAACTACTATTGCAGAAGAAAAGGTTCGTGGACAACTTTCTAAAAAGAAGTTAGCTGAGAAATTACCTATTGGCTCTTGGCAGATTATTGAGACACAAAAATCTGATAACAATGATGATAAGTTTGGTAGAATCCTTGGAATCTTTATCCTTGAAGATGGTACTCGTGTCAATGATTGGTTAATCAAAAACAACTACGCTGTACCATACAAGGGTGAGAACAAAGACTTGACACAAGCAGAGCATCAGGCTAATAAAAAGATTTTGATCGAGCGTGGTGAGTTAAAAGTCTGATGAAATATAAAACGATATTTATAAGTGATGTTCACTTAGGTACTCGTGATTGTCAAGCAAGCAAATTAAATAATTTTTTGAAACATAACACCTGCGAGACTCTATATCTCGTGGGTGATATAATTGATGCTTGGAAGATCCAACAGAATAAGTGGCGATGGAAACAAAGCCACACTAATGTTGTCCGCAGAATACTTGGTCATGCCAAGCGTGGAACGAGAGTGATTTATGTTGCAGGTAATCATGATGAATTCTTAAGACCGATGATCCCATACGGATTCTCTTTCGGTCTGATTGAAATTAAAAACCAAACAGAACATGTCGGTGTAAATGGCAAACGATACCTAGTTACACATGGTGACCTATTTGATGGTATCACCCGACTGGCACCATGGCTTGCATTTCTTGGTGATAAACTGTATGATCTAGTTCTTGATTGGAATTCTCGTTTTAACTGGGTTCGTCACAAACTGGGATTTGGGTACTGGTCTCTGTCTAAATACTTAAAACACAGAGTCAAGAAAGCATCTGACTTTATGTTTCAGTTTGAAAAGAATCTTGCAGCATATTGTAAGAAGCGTGGGTTCGATGGAGTGATTTGTGGTCATATACATCACGCTGAAATTAAACAGATTGATGGTGTTACATATATGAACGATGGTGACTGGGTTGAATCGTGCACTGCTCTTGTTGAGCATCATGATGGACGCTGGGAAATTGTAACATGGACTAAGGAGAACGACCATGAAAGTCAAGAAGATAGTAATGAAGATGTATCAAGCATGCGTCAACCACGACAAGATCAAAGAAAAGAAACTGTGGTTGAAAGCATTAAAGAAGTCACTGAAGCATAAACATACAAATGTCATTAGATAACAAAATAACAATAGTTGTTCCTTGTAAAAACGAGGAAACCTATATTGCGCACTTGTTGATGCATCTGCGCCAGCAAGAGATAGGTAACACCAGAATTATTATCGCTGACTGCTCTACAGATAATACAAGAGAAATCATTCAGATAATGAAAGGTGAACTAAATGTTGAGATTATTGAAGGTGGACCAGTCTCTATCGCTAAAAACAATGGAGCAAAACTAGCAACAACTCCATACATTTTATTCATTGATGCTGATGTTCGTTTCTTCAGCGATACAGTTATCCGTGACGCAGTTAATCAATTAGAAACTAATAACTTAGATCTTGTTGGATTGTATGCAAAGTGTTATGATAATGACTTCCGTGCACAAATTGGGTTTATGATATTTAACTGCATCAACAGAATTATGCAATATAAAGTCCCATTCGCTGTTGGTGCTTTTATGCTGACTCGTAGAGATAAGTTTGAAGAGTTCGGTGGATTCCCTGCAAAATACGGAACCAGCGAAGACTTCTTTTTATCTAAACGATACGATGTTAAGAAGTTTAAATTGGTGAATCACTATTTTGGACAAGATAGTAGAAGATTCAAGATAATGGGGTACTTTGGTATGGCATGGTATCTAGTGAAGAACTTTTGGAACAGAAATAACGATGCTTATTGGAATAAGGTAGACTACTCTAAGTACTGGAAGTAGAATAACCCCACTCCTAGTAGGGTTTTAGACCCCTGTAAGTTGTTGAATTTACAGGGGTTTTTTGCAGGCAGAAAGTGCTTGTCTTTTATTGCAAACTACCGTATAATATAGTCTTAGAAAGTTGAAAAGGAACTAGATTATGAAACAGTTAAATGCTTATATCGCCAAGAAAAACCAATGGAATGCTATTTTCAAAGGCACTCAACACAGTTTGAGCACCCATGCTGATCGTCAGCGTTTGGCATCTTGCATTGACTCTGATTTGAGTCCTGAGAATTTGACTTGTGATGGTGAACTTCCACGAAGTGTCGTCCAAGCAAAATACAAAGAGTTGGTTTATGCTGCAACCCAATTGAAAAAATTGGATCCTACAGTTAAATTTTATGAATTTGAATAAGGAAGTATTATGAGCAGAATGTCTGATTTACATATTGATGTTATGAACGCTATTGAGCAGGGGATGTCAGCTAAGTTTCTGGTGGCGACTTTTGGTATCTCGTTTGATACTGCTGATCAGTTGATTGAACAACGATACGAAGAAGAACTGTGCAAGCAACATGAAATGATGTCACATGCTGCAGAGTTGGAGAACTTTTCTCCCTTTGACACTATTAATAGTTAAGGATTTATTATGAAAATTGAAACAGCAATCAAAGTGCTCGAGCAAGAAAGACAATTTCTTGGAATGGGTTTCTTGGAAGTTTTACAAGACATCCAAAAACATGGTAAAATGATTTACAGTGAACGAACTGTTGAAGCATATGAACGATTTATGATTGATGGTCGCAAACTGTTTGCACCTGTGGGAGAAGAATAATGAATTATAAAGAAGCACAATTAGCCACTTTCCGTTTTGATAAA